CAGAGTCCCCAGAGGCGTTGATCGAGAGACCAACGAACTCTTTGTCGGGAAACTTTTTCGCGTACTCAACAGAGTGCTCCATCAGCTCACGCGCCCATTGATAGGAGTTGCCTCCCATGACGACAACGTCACCGACAAGTTGATTCTGTCCGGACTTGCTTTCTTGAAGATGGATATTTTCAAAGTGTCCCAGGATGTCTCGGACAGATCTTTCCGGACGCTCGGTCGCTTCTGACTCTTGAGGATGATCTGCGTAGATTTTCTTGCCTTCAAAGATCGGGATCGCTGACTGCAAAGCCTCTTTTGAATAGTAGGCTGAGGCGTTGAAGTTCCCCATCCCTTCTTCCAAAAGGACGACTTTGTACCTAGTGGTCCCTGACTTATTATCCTTGACGCTGACCTGCGCTTCGAGAAAGCTTCGAGTCCGGAATCCAATCTTGGACTCCTTCTTCAGGCCAGCGCGTAGACTTGCTGTGTTTGCTGAAGCCGAGTCAGCTTCTTCTTTTTTTTCTGCCAGCGAGTCAGCAGGTGGTGAGATGACAAAGCCTTTTGATTTCAACAGGTTGAAGAACGTCGAAGCGTTCATTTCTGGGTTCTCTGCAATCAAAAGCGTGATCGGATCCCCAGCAGGTCCAGCTTTTGGAACCGGAGGAGTGATCGCTTCTTTCTTTGGCTTCTGCTTTAGGTTGACGAATACTTGATTAAGGTACGCAGAAGGTCCATAGGTCCCAGCTCCTTCTTTTAAAGAACGGCCGTCCGTGGCCTTTTTCATCCCACGGTCCTTGTGGGACTTTGTGACATTGTGCCTCATTAAATCCCCTCTGGTAAAATAAGATTTGATTTTCTTTTAAAATGAACGTGCGCTCGGATCTCATGGTTTCCCATATCCTCGAGCTCAACGGAAAGCTTTAGATCTTCTTCAGAAAGTCCCATGTTTTTCATGGCTTGCTGAGCTTCTTCAGGACTGCTGCACTTGTATCCGTCGACGTAGTAAAGATGCTTCTTGATCCCTGAGATATTCTTCGAGCCTGCGTCGGCTGAGCTGATCATCGCTTCTTTGTTTTTTCTGTACTTGTCTGGGTTCGCGCAGAACTCTTGAAAGGTCGGAGCACCGTACTTGCCAGGATTTCGGATCAAGTCTTCAATTGAAGCTTCCATGAATTTACTAGAATCCATTCTGATCCCTCACGTCCTTGCGGGTGTCGCTTGAAACTGCAGTTCTGTTTGTTTGCTCTTCATTATCTGAACCGATCTGCGGTGGAGTCGTCAACGGATTTGCTAACAAGGCTCTTGGTCCTTCAGACTTCTCGACTGCTGCCTGCTCGTCTTTAAAGTTAAAGTCCATAATCCCGAGCTCCTTCGCTGCGATTTCTGCCGCTCTTTCTTTGCTGATCCAGCCTTGCATTTCTGCCATCGCAAGATCTTTGAGCTTCGTCGATCGGTCCTGACTGACAAGCTCTGGGAAGGTCACTTCTATCTCGGCTTCTATTCCGAATTGCTTAAACAGTCGCCGCGCCATGTTGTTTAAGATCTGCTCGATCAGGTTCCTTCGCATTTCAAACTTCTTCACCACTGGCTCGGTCGCGACCAAAGCACTGGCTCTTGTCGATCCTCCAGAAAGGTGAGTCCCAAAGTACTGCTGAGGAATACCTAGACCAGCGCAGATCATGGAGAAGCACCAGTCAAAGGCAGAGGAGTTGTTTCCACGTCCAGCGGCTTCGTTTGATAAGTACTGACGCGTGATTTTATTTGTATGAACGAACTCAGAGCCAGGGTTCGGGATCGTCCCGAGCTCCTTCTGACTCTCGACGTAGTTGTCGACGTCCTCTTGGCTTCCCTCGATCGAAGTATCAATCGACCAGGCGGTGGACTTTTGCATACCGATGATCGAGAAGTTGACCGAGTCCCTGAGTCTCTTTGCATATCCTAAGACAGGAAAGAGATCGGATCGACCGCGCTTCTCGTTGGATCGGCAGTTGATTTTGTAGTGGTCAACTTGATTTGCTGGGAGCTGCTGATAAATAAACTTGGTCGTCGGGACTGGCTGGCCTTTGTCGGTCGCCGCATACATTTGATATTGAGTCGGCGCGATCCATTGATAATAAAGGACGCGCTTGATGTCCTCTGGGTAAGTGATGATGTCCCAGATCACGGAAGGATCGACGAGACGGACGCGAGGGATCAGTCCCTTTGGAGGCTCTTGTCCAGGACGAACCTGGTAGGAGATCCGAGTCTCGTTGTTCGGGAGCCACCACTGGAAGATCTCCCCGTAGATCGAGAGCTCTTCGCAAGCCAAGTACATCATCATTCTGAGGTCGTTGACTTCCTCGAAGGCTTTCCAAAGAGCGAGAGCTGTCTCGTTCTTACAGTTGACTGCCCAGTCTCGTCCGAGCGCGAAGTCTCTGATGATCTGGACCGCCGCGTGGAGGACCGGATCGTGGTTGTAGGCATAGAAGCACTGGGAGTGCATCTTGAGGTAATCATAAATGTAGAGCTGCTTGTTGAACGGACCGCCGAGGAGGGGAGTGAAGTCCTTTCCTCCCACGACGTTTCCTCCGGAGTCGCCTCCTCCAAAGTAGTCGATTGATTCTTTAAACGTGCGTTTCTTATTCGACTTGAAAGATTCGATAAACTTGTCGCGGTTAAGCGACGCGAGATGAGCGTTGCCAGTCCCGTTCTCATGAAAAAAGACGCGAGCATCCATTTGAATTGTTTTGTCAGACTCCATAAGAGCGACGAGATCGGGGACCGATCTTGGCTTGCAGTGATCTTTGAACTTTGAATCGATTGTCGATGCCTGGTCTTGCTCTTCATAAACTGGTGTCTTGCTATGGTTTAGAACTTTAAAAGCTGTTGGAGCGTCTGACTCTTGGAGCGCAGATGCTTCTTTTTTTGCTACCTTTGATTTAGCCATTCATCAAACTCTCTTTCGGAATCGGTGTTGTCGACGGCTTCCAAGTCTTGACTGGCCGGAGCAAGAGTGCATCTGCAATTAAAGTGTGCAGGCGGCACAATAGCTTGGCAAGGATCGTCGCGTTTATCGGTCTTCAGTCTTGCTTCAATTTCGCTTGTCAGGAGTCCCGACCTCCACTCGCAGCAAGCGTCTGTTCGATCGTCTAGGATAGCGATCCAAACGAAATCATTGATCCCGTTCTTTTTCGCAGCTTCGATCTGTCCGGATCGCACTTGCTCGACAAAGTCTTGAACGACTTCGCTCTCAATCTCCCAGTGGTAGATCTTGTCGTCCTCTGGGAATTTAGATCTCATCGGCAGATCGTTGTAAGGGTTTTTAATATCGACAAACTTCTCTGGGGATCTGTCCGTGTAAACGTGGTCGCTGGCAAGATCTTGAATCGCCTTGTCCCAAGTTTCTTGATCCCACTCAAAGCCAGAGATCGGGGACCTTCCCGAAAGAGAGATCTCGACCGAGTCGTCTTCTTTTTTGAAAGCTGAGAACTCAGGCTTCTTTGCTTCGGCAACTTTAACGGTCTTCAGTACTTTTTTCTTTGGCAAGATCGTCTGCCTTGGAAAGCAGAGAAAGACTCTTCCGAGTGCTTTTTCGACTGGCTCTCCGAAAGCAAAAGAGTACTCCAGAGATGAGATGATTTGTCTTCTCAGTTTATTGAAATGCAAGTTGAAAGACTTCATCGGCGCGAGACCGTTCGACAGGGACTTCCCCATCGACTTCAAGTCAAGATCTTGCTTAGGGATCGAGACCTTGACGTTCTTTGCCGTTGTCTGTGCGATCGCCTGGGCTTCCCCAGCATAGGCCAGCATGAAGGCTTTCTTGCGAAGCTCTAAAACTTCAATCCAGATGATAAAAGAAAGGTGCTCAAGGAGCTGCCCGATCTGAGCTTCGAGCTGATCGAGTGCCTGTCTTGAGCTTGTTTGCATGATATGATTGTATTTGATTTGGATCGCTTCCAAGACTTTGCGAAAAGCTTCTGAAGTGCTTTCAGAGATCCTCAGCCTTGAGTTGCGAAGCAAAGTTTCCAGTGCCTCGTCGCGTCCGTTGACGAATTTGCGGTAACCGCGTTGATCGTTGAGTTTTAGCATTATGCTAATAATTGGAACCCAAGAGATTATTACTGGCAAGCCTTAAATACTTGGTGCATTGATGATCGACATCCGAGTCGATCCCTTCTTGTAGACCAGAGGAGAAAGCTCGCTGATGACGTAGCCAACGCCGTCCGAAGAGTGAGTTCTTTCCTTGTCCGTCGTCTGATCCAAGATCGCGCCGCCGGATCCTTCTTTCCAGACGACTCGCTGCATATCTCTGATGGCCTGTTTGCAGTCCGGATGAAACCAAAGGTGCCGATCCCCGTTTCCGTCTTTGAGTTTGGCGTTGACCGCGTTGACTCTGTCTTTGACGTGCGGGTTTGACTCGGGAGTCATGTTCACCCACTTGATCTTGTGCTTGTCGAGGACCTGGCAAACGATGTCGTAGTCCGACTGCCCAGCGGCTGCTCTCTGCGAGCTCTTTGAAGTTGCGTCTCCGCAGAGAATCACGCCGTGTTTTAAGTTCGGAAGCTTCAAAACTTTCTGAGCCAAGACTTCAGCAGCCTCTTGCGTGTGGGATTGCTTCAGCCAGATCTCGTCAAAGAAGTAAAAGTCGTCGACCTTCTTCTGACCAAGAGTCCAAGCCATCGGCGTGATGTTAAAGTCCATTGCCACAATAGTAGGCAGTCCAGGGTGAATGATCTGGTTCTTGAAGAAAGGGTTCGTTGATCTGATGTTTTCTTCCGAAGAAAAATTCAGGTAGGCTCTTCCGGCCGTAAGATCTCGGAACTCTGCCATGATCTCTTGAGAGAACTCAGCCTCTCCCATCGTGGCTTTTGCGGACTCGACTTCTTCCGGAGTCCACCACCAGGCTTCTGTCGAAGGAGCGTGGATCACGGTCCAGGCCGGATCGTTCAAGACGTCCATATAAACATCGTAGCAGTGATCGAAGCCGTTCGGCGTGGTGAGCAAGTCTGCCCAGCCTCCGGACTTTGCCAGCATCGGACGGATAATCATTTTCCAAAGCGAGGGGTGCTGCTGCCTGAGCT